TAGCGAGATCGATTCAATAACAAGAGCAGTATTAATTGCAAGAACAGAAACTCATCAAGCTGCAAACTTCGCAAACTTTGTTTCACTTGATGTTGTAAACATTCCTAACACTACAAAGGAATGGGTTGCTGTTAATGATGCTCGAACAAGAGATGACCACAGTATTGCTAATGGTCAAGAAGTCGTTAAAGATGGAGACTTCGTCGTTGGCGGTGCTTTATTGAAGTATCCTGGAGATCCTTCTGGTCCTGCTGGACAGGTTATTAATTGTAGATGTACATTTGTAGTGAATGTACCTGAACCAGACTTTGGAGGATTTTAAATGAAAGAAAAAATAACTGAATTGTTTTGGGACTCTGTTTACTTCATACAGGACAAATGGCACGAAAGTAAAAGGAATAAAATAATTATGATTTTTGTCGTTGTAATTATTCTTTCTTTAATCTTTAGCTAATGCAATTTAATTTATCAAGGAGATAAATATATGGACGAAAAATATCATCACATGGATAAAGACAAAAGAAAAAAGAAACCTAAAAAAAAGGAAGAAGTTGCAAAAGACACATACGATAATCCTGGAGAAGCTGCAGCCAGAGCAAAAGAAATAGGTTGCACAGGAATACATACTGTAGATGGTAAATTCATGCCATGTAAAACTCACTCAGATTATTTAGAAGCAACTTCTAAAGATGATGAGAAGTATGGCAGCATGCGTAAAAAACCAAAAGATAAAAAAGATGAAGACTGTGGCTGTGATGGCTTTGCAGATTATGATGAGTTAGATGATACTAATTGGGTTGATCAGAGTATTGCAGAAAAAGGACAACGACAAGTTTATGAATGTGAAATAAAAACTGAAGCAGATGAAGAGGGCATGTTTGAAGGCTATGCATCTACTTTTGGAAACATAGACAAAGGTAATGATGTTGTCGTTAATGGGGCATTCAGAAAAAGTTTACGAAGAAGACCTTATAACAAAGTTAAACTCCTTTACCAGCATCGTACTGATGAGCCAATAGGCGTCTTCAGAAGCATGAGAGAAGATGATAGAGGGTTATATGTTAAAGGTCAATTAGCTATGGGCACTCAAAAAGGAAAAGAAGTTTATGAACTAATGAAGATGGGTGCTCTTGATGCAATGTCAATAGGATTTAAAGCAGATCCAAAATCTCAGTCTTATGACGAAAGAAGACGCAGAAGATTTTTAAGAGATGTGGATCTAATGGAAGTTTCCCTTGTTACCTTTCCGATGAACGACAAAGCACTTGTTCATCAGGTTAAAGGATCAGACAGAACTATTCGTGAGTGGGAAGATTTGCTGCGGGATGTAGGAGATTTATCACGGATGGAATCAAAAATGGCTGCAAAGGCAGTTGTAGATGTTCTTGAGCAACGAGAGGTTGCTGAGGACTTTGGTGATGTTTTAGAATCAATAGAAAATATAAAGAAAGTCTTAACAACAAACAACCTTAACTAAGGAGGGTACGATGGCTGATAATAATCAAGTCAAAGAAGCAATCGAAAGCCTAGGAAAAACTTTTGAAGAGTTTAAATCGGCTAACGATGATAGGCTTGCCCAATTGGAGTCAAAAGGTTCTGTTGATGTTATTACTGATGAAAAATTAGGTCGTATCGAGGAAGATCTCGATAAGATTGAAGTAATCAATCAGGAAGTAACTAAACAGTCTATGGCTACGAAAGAGCAAGACGAAAAACTAGCTCGTATCGAGAAACTGTTGTCTAGACCTTTATCATCAAAGGACGAAGTAACGAAAGTTGACGAACAAAAAGCAGCTTTTGAAAACTATCTGAGAAAAGGAAAAGACAATGTATCTCCAGACGAGTTAAAAGTTTTAACAGCATCTACTGATACTGCTGGTGGATATTTAGCTCCACCTGAGTATGTAAGAGAGCTGACTAAAACTATAATCGAAATCTCACCAATAAGAAGTATTGCGAGAGTGAGAAGTACGACTAACAGATCAATTCAAATCCCAGAAAGAACTGGAACTTTCTCTGCTGTATTTGTAGCAGAGCAAGGAACTCGTTCTGAGACTACTGGATATGCAACTGGTTTGAAAGAAATACCAACTCATGAACTATATGCTTTAGTTGATATCTCTGAGCAAGAGCTAGAAGATTCTGTCTTCAATCTTGAGCAAGAAATGTCTGCTGAGTTCGGTGAGCAGTTCGCAAAAGCAGAAGGAACAGCTTTTGTAAGTGGTAATGCAGTTGGCAAGCCAGAAGGGATTTTAACTAACTCTTCAGTTGCTACTGTAAATTCAGGTGCTGGTGCTGCCCTAACAGGCGATGGACTAATTGCACTTTATCACGAGCCAAAGGCTGAGTACGCACAAAATGGTACTTTTGTTTTCTCAAGAGCAACATTAGCAGAAATTAGAAAGTTAAAAACTTCTAGTAATGACTATTTGTTCCAACCAGGAAACCAATTGTCAGGTGGTATGGTAGCAACTATTTTAGGTGCACCATATGTACAAGCTACTGACATGCCATCAGTGGGTGCTGGTAACAAGCCAATCGCTTTCGGTGATTTCAGAAGAGGTTACATGATTGTTGATAGAGTAAACCTTGCGATCCTAAGAGATCCATTTACTCAAGCAACTTCAGGTAATGTCCGATACATTGCTAGAAAGAGAATCGGTGGTCAAGTTATCTTACCAGAAGCAATCAAAACTCAAACAGTAAGTGCATAATAGGAGGACAAAATGCGAGATCTTAAAAATAATATCGGAGTTGTTCAATCATTAGCACCAGCTGCAAGAGATGCAGATGCCAACGGCACTGGAGTAGATTTACAAGGTTTTGAATCTGCTACAGTTGTAATTGACATGGGTGCGGAAGGAATAACTTTATCAACTACAAATAAGATTGAAATCGAATTAGAGCATTCTGATGATGATTCAACTTATACTGATGTAACATCTTCAGCAGATGTGATCGGTGCAACACCAGACTCAAGTGGAGTAATTGCTACATTTGATGCTAACGGAGAAGCACCAGCAATATCTTCTGTCGGTTATATCGGTGGTAAAAGATACATCAGAGCAGTTGCAAACTTCTCTGGTACACATGGAACAGCAACACCATTAGCTGTATCTGTGATTAAAGGACATGCAAGAAGCAATCCTGTTTCTTAATTGTTAAATTTTTAGAGTGGGAGTTTATGCTCCCACTCTAATTTAGGAGGAGAAATGAGAATTAAAGTTTTAACAAGTTGTAATGGATCATCTAACCCAGAGGGTTCTGTCTCTATGACTTATAAAAAAGATGAGATTTATGACATGTCAGCAGACTGGCAAATGAAAGTTGCTAACTCACTTATATCTTCAGATTTAGCTATTGAAGTTAAGGATGAAGTTGTAAAAGAAGAGAAGCAACCAAAAGAGAAAAAACCTAGTAAAAAAGGTAAATTTGTTTTATAATGGCAAGTGCAGGTATTCATCATTTTATATGTGATCAAGGTGCTACATTTAGAAAAACTTTGACACTGAAAGAAAGTGATGGTTCGCTGGTAAACTTAAACGGATATACTGCTAGAATGAAAATAAAAGACGAAGTTGGAGGAACTTTAATCAAAAGTTTAACCAGTGCAAGTGGCGGTGGATTGTCCATCGGTGGATCAACTGGAAACAATGCCAATGGAGAGATCGATATATTAATTAGTGCTTCTGATACTACAAGTTTCTCAGCACCTACCACTGCTGTTTATGATATTGAAACAGTAACTAGCGGAGGCATAGTTGATAGAATTTTACAAGGTAAATTTATTATTAACCCAGAGGTGACAGACTAATGGCAAATCAAAGAAATACAGTTACAGTTTCTGATTCAGGAGTTGTACAAATTGTTTCTGTTGGAACTCAAGGACCAGCAGGTAGTGACTCTTTGATGACCAAAGCAGTTATCTCTGCAACAGCACAGGCTAATATGATTTTACAATTTAACTCAAGTAATGATCAATGGGAAGGTGTTACATCTACAGATGGACTTACTATTGATGCAGGCACATATTAAGGAGGATAAGTATGGCTAATACAATTAAGATAAAAAGAAATACTGGCTCTACTGCACCAACTACTTCTAATATTGCACAAGGTGAATTAGGTATATCGGAAAGTAATAAGATTCTTTTCTATCGTGATGCCAGTGACAATATTTTAAAGATTGGTGGTGAGGGAGCTTTTTTAAGATCCGATCAGAATGATACATTTACTGGTAACTTAACAATTACAGGAAACTTAGAAGTACAAGGTGATACAGTACAAACGGATGTTGCAACTTTAACTGTTGAAGATCCGCTAATTGAATTAGCAAGATCAAATACAGGATCAGATGCAGTTGATATCGGTTTCTTTGGTAATTATGATACTTCAGGATCGCAAGATCTATATGCTGGTATCTTCCGTGATGCCAATGATAGTGGTAAGTTTAAATTATTTAAAGACTCTCAATCAAAACCAACTACAACAGTAAACACATCAGCAACTGGATATTCAGTTGCAACTCTAGTTGCAAACATTGAAGGTAATTTAGCTGGATCTCCAACTATTACTGCAGGTGTTGTAGCAACTTCACTCGACATGAATGGTCAAGAATTAATTTTAGATGCTGACCAAGACACAAGTATTCATGCAGAGAATGATGATGTCATTGACTTTAGAGTTGCAGGTGCAGATCAATTTAGTATTAGTGATGGTGCAATCACTCCTGAGAATACTAATGACATTGATCTTGGATCTTCTTCTAAAAAGTTCAAAGACATTCACATTGATGGTACAGCACAATTAGATGCTGCTAATGTAAATGGTTCTGCTGTTGTCAATGTTGGAGATGCACAAACTTTAACAGGTGTAAAAACTTTACAAGTGCCTATTCTACAAGATAGTTCAGACACAAGTAAAAAAGCACAGTTTGTAATGTCAAGCATCGGAACAAGTACAACTAGATCATTTACTTTCCCAAATGCTAATACAACTTTTGTTGGTACTGATGTAGCACAGACTTTGACTAATAAAACTCTAACAACACCTACAATCGCACAGATTCAAGGTGGTGGTAGCAATACATCAGGTCACACTGTACCAAACTTAGCAGATGATACATTTGCTTTATTGGCTGCTAGTCAGACTTTAACTAACAAGACTATAGATGCAGGAACTTTTTAATGAATAGATAGAAAAATATGTCACAAGAAGAATTAACTAGAACCAAAGAACAATTAAAATATAAAACTGCAGAAGCCATGGTAAGCAACAATAAAGTTGGTGAATATGTTGGTAAGCTGATGGACGCAGAAACAAAACTTTTATTGTTCTCTGAAGAGAATAAAGTTTTAAAAGAAAAATTAGATGAGCATAATCAAATAAAAGCTGATCTTAATGAAAAGAATAAAAGAGTTCATTCTCAAGAAACCAATAATGTTGCTTTAAAAGATAAATTAACTGCTATCAAAAAGCAGCATCAAGCTGAATTAGAGCATCATGGCAAAGTCATCGATGACTTGCAACTTCAGCTTAAAGGTAAAGAG